CATCCTGAAACAGTTATATTTCAGTGGGCTTGCACCTCCAAACCTTGGTTTTACTGATGGCAAATTAAAATGTTTATCACCGATCCATATCCCTAAAGATTGTACTGTTAAGTCATTGTCTTTGATATATTGTTGCAGTTTATTCCATGGAGATAATTCGTCCTTGACAAAGGAGGTTTTACCCTTCCCCTCTACTAATGTCTCTCCATTAGATAAACCAACAACCCATTTTGCATTTGGTAAAGGTATTTCCATATATTTCAACCCATCTTTTAGATGTGTTCTAAATAAACTTATATTTTATTATGCTACTGATAAGTAAATGCGAATCTGTATTTGTTGGAGCTGTTTGTACCTACTGCTGTTGGACTTGCACTTACTGCAACATAGAAATCATGTGATGTAGCAGGTGTAGAACTATCATCAATTGCTAAAGCACTTCCACTTCCATGAGCCTGTGTCCAAGCAGCATCTCCACCCTCTGCCATGTAAACATTGGTATCTGTTGGAGCATTTGCAGGAGTTGTACCATCATAAGCATACATTGTAATGTCTGTTACTGTGATATTTGAATCATAAGCGACAGTTATTTTTAATGTAGCCTCACCATCAAGCATATCTGCTAGTGATTCTGTACCATCTCCCCAATCTGCTGTCCCCGAAGCGACATACTTCACATTATTTGGAGTATTACTTACCGAATCATCTGCACCTGCAGAACTTCTTACATGGGTAGAATCATTGTAAGCGTCTACCGTAATAGACTGACCAAATGTTCCGTTAGCAAAGGCTAAGAAATCTGTTGCCTCTATAGTGGTATCTGATGTACCCTGAAGCTTTTCTGTTACTGTTAAAGCCATAATTTAACACATCTAAATTTAAATCTTCTAGCTTCAACCCATCTGTAGATGTGTTTTACACTTTTATAATTATACCATTTTCAGGAAATATTATCATTTACCATATCTGATACAAGCTGTTCTAAGCTCTTTCTGGGTTGCCACATTAAAGCAGTTTGTGCCTTGGTAGCTTTCCCTAATAACAAATCTACCTCATTTGGTCTATAGAACTGTGCATCTATCTCAACAATAGTTCTTCCTGTTACTTTGTCTTTTGCAACTTCTTCTAATCCTTCACCTTGCCATTCTAGTTCAACTCCAATTGTCTTGAACGCCATTTCCACGAAGTCCTTTACAGAGTATTTCCTCCCTGTTGCCACAATATAAGTATCTGGTTTATCGATTTGTAACATGAGCCACATGGCCTCTACATAATCACCTGAAAATCCCCAATCTCTTTCAGAGTAAATATTACCAAGCCTTAATGTTGTCTCTGCTTTTCCATCTCTATAATCGGCTACCCAATTGGTTATCTTCTTAGTTACAAACTCATCCCCACGAAGAGGACTTTCATGATTAAACAGTATTCCACAACAGCCGAAGAATCCATAAGCATTTCTATACATCTCTACAAAGTTATGTGCCATAAGCTTAGCAATAGCATAAGGAGAAACTGGATTAAATGGGGTATCCTCATCTTGAGGAGTTTCTTTGACTTTTCCAAACATCTCCGAAGTAGAAGCCTGATAGAATTTAGTCTTAGGACTGTAAGTTTGTATTATATCTACTAATTGACATACTGCTAATCCGTTTACTTGCAAAGTGTAGATAGGTTGCCTAAAGGAAGTTCCTACAAAAGATTGAGCTGCTAAGTTATAAAATTCATCTGGTTTGTATGTCTTTACGACATCTATCATGTTATGATAATCCATTAAATCAAAGTCTACTATTTCTACCTTGTTAAATATTCCTAGTTTATGTAATCTCCAATATGTCCTCTCTGCTGATCTGCGTGAACCTAAAATGACTCTATATCCCTTTTCCAGCAACAACCTAGAGAGATATGCACAATCCTGTCCAGAAGCTCCAGAAATAAATGCAGTTTTCTTTTTCATTTGAATATGTTTACATTTTAGATAATACAGTTATATTTTCCAATGTCTCCTCTAGTTGATACTTACCCTTTGCTATAAACTCCTCTACCGCCTTCCATATTTCGGGAAGACTTGTATCATGAAGAATAATATACATAGCTCCACTTTCAGACCATTTACCCAAATCAAAAGACACTTCTTCGTATGTATGAACTGCATCAATAAACAAGATACCTACCTCTCCCATATTAGCTATTCTAGCTTCTCGTGAAGTAGTAGGATATATAATTACTCTGTTACCCAATCCCATTACCTTTATATTGTTGATCAGGTTTGTTGTAACAAATGGCTCTATCAAAGCAATAGGTGAGTTGTCTGTAGCCAGTAACATTGTAATCGCAGATTGTCCTTCTGCACTACCTATCTCTAAGATAGCTTTACCATCTATCTTCTCTGCATACTTACACAAGGTTTTACTATCCTCTTTGTTGTGCCAGTTCCTACTCCAAGTTAAACTTGGCAGTTTTTCACAGGTTATTGTTTGATGACTATATTTCATCTTCTATAATTTTCCAAAATTTAGATTCTGACTGGACATTCTTTTTAATCTCGTTGTAGTTACTGAAATCCCAGCCCCATGAAACAGCCCCTACATTCTTATTAAGCAATAAATTACAACCGCATAAATAAGCCTCTACAACAGACCTTCCAAACGGTTCTTTCCATTCTGGTCTATGATAAAAATATTCACATCTCTGGTATTGCTCCACCACTTCCTCTCTATTAAGACTTCCTAATAGGTCTACATTTTCAAAATCTTTTATCTTCTCTATTCCATCACCCCAACCCATTACAGAGAACTTCAGTTGGGGATTCTCTTTAATGTATTGTACGAACCCATCAATACCTTTTTCCTTACATAAATTGCCTGAATATACGACTGTTAGTGGTTCTTGCTTTCCTTTCACCTTGAAAATCTTAGAATCAATCGGGGAAGGTATCAATTCATAGTTATCAAACTTATATCCTATCTTCTCGAAAGTAGTATCTCTGTGTAATGGACTCATCAGTACTATCCTTTTCATCCTTTTAAATAATTCTGGATGGTTTTCTGCTACCCAGTAGTCATGCTCATATCTGACACACTTACCAGAGGCCACCAGAGGCTCTAAGCTTTCCAAATCGAACTTGGATATATTATTCAATATGATTATATCAAACCCATCAGGGGAGGGTACTACAGCCTCTGGTTTTAGTATCTGAATATCATATCCTAGCTTTCTACCAGCCCGTATCATCATTTCGTTGGTCTGTTGAGCGCCTCCTTTATGTTCTGTTAGGTCAAAATCTTCTATCCACAATACTTTCATGCCATTACCTCCTGAATTTTCTTCTCAATATTATCTACAATAGCTTTAGGGCTTCTTGTTTGTTCAATTATACTCTTTGGTCTCGCTGAATATGAATGAGGAAGTGTCCTGACCAGCTCCCTAATAGTTTCTACATCATCAATATCTACGAAATGAACCCTACTTCCAAATTGTTTCAGGTCTTTGTGTCCTGCCACATCTGTAGTAATAACTTGAAGTCCCATACACAAAGCCTCTAATACTAATGTAGATATCCCCTCTGTATCACCATTCTTTGCTATCCTCGAAGGAGCAACTAAAAGATATGACCTTTCCATTAAATCTTTTGTTTCATCTCTATCAAGCCAACCTACAAATTTAGCTTGATTGGAAATCGCCTTTAGCTTGGGAGCCAATTCTCCATCTCCAAATACTGTTATGTTAGGTACTGCTTTTATTGCTACATCTAATCCTTTTTTTTCTACAAACCTTCCTCCACAAATAACCTTTCCTCCCATTGTTAGTCTTCTTCTCAATCTATCAACATCTATACAAGCCCCCCAAAAGATTAACTTATCTGCTGGTACACCCCATTCTAAGAATTTCTCTTTATGATATTGTGAGATATATCCTACAAATTTACAGTTCGGGTCTTGGACAACCTTTCTAAATTTTTTCCCATCATCAGTCCAAATATCCCAAGCATGAGCAACAAACCCAAATGGTTTACCAAACTCACTTGCTTTTAGAGCAATATGTGCAAAATGGGATAGGATAAAATCACAATCCGATATGTCAACATAGGGATATTGTAGTCTATGAACTTTTACATTGTATCCTCTCATAACCAATTCCTCTATTTCCAAAGGTATCCAAGTTTCACTCTTGACAGGATAATCATACAACACATAACCAATATTTTTTACTTTTGACATTCTAGGACAGCATTTAAATTAGATACCAAATTATTAAAAGAGAAATCTTCTCTCCTTTTAATAAACTTCTTAACCTGTAGGGCTTCGTTCAGTTTTAATCCTAAGTCTAAATCGTTATCCCTCTCTGCTAGATGTATATGAGAATCTCCCTTAGATATTTCTTTAAAAATCCCGTTCTCAATGACCACGCATTCAAGTCCCATATATCTACCTTCTGCCAACCACATTCCATACCCCTCATATGGAGAAGCACAGAACATTATCTTTGCTTTAGAATAAATTTCAAATTTCTTTTCATCTCCTTGATCATAATGAGGAATAACCCTACCCTCCAAATGGTATTTCTGTATTAGTTCTGGCAACCTAGAACCATGACTGCTAGTAAAAATATGATAAGTCCAGTTATTAGGTGTCAAAGAGAATACCTTTAATGATTTTTCAAAACCCTTTTCCCTCTCACTTGTAGTAGAGGAAGCTACAATAATATCTTCTCTTTCATTTGTGTATCTATCAGCAAGAAGATCATTGACACAGGGTTGTAAGATAAACTTGGGATTATCTCTAAAATAGTCTTTGCATACTTCTTTAGCAAATTCCGTTAGTAAAACAATATTTATTTTAGGATTTGCCTGAATCAATTTATCTACTTCAAAGTACCAGTCTTTTTCATGATCTGTTCTGCTATCATCATATTTCTCTATAACCGGAACAGGATCAAACACAAAGCAGTATCCTTCCTTATTAGTTCTGGTGGCATTTCTGATACAGGCTATATTGCCTTCTTTAACCGCTCCCATGTATATATCTGCATCAACAATGACATTCTCAACAGACTTAATCGTAACAGTTTTGTAACATTCACACCATTTCATATCATGTTCAAATGGTGGTTTCATATTAGTATAGAGGGTTATATCATATCCTAACTTACCAAGAGCATGGATTATTTGATAACAGAAGATTCTTCCTCCAGAGTATATATCTCTATTCTTCAGAAAGAATGCTATTGATTTTCTGGTACTCTTAGGGTTGCGAATAACTATATCTTCTTGTACTTCGGAATCAACATCACCTATTTGCCTTAGTTTATTAGCTAATAAGACCCCTGTTCTTTTAATAGTGTAATTTTCCTTAACCCACTGAGAACCTTGATATCCCATTTCCCAGCACTTAGTTCTATGTTCATAAGCCCATCTCATTTTCTTTCTTAGATCCTTTTTACTAGGCTCTACCATTTCTCCTACAACACTGATATCGAAGTTCTCATAAATAGGTGCTCTCATTCCTTCTACTTGGAGTTCTATGAAATATCTATCATCGAAATATTCACTCATTCCTGAAGCATTAGGAATTATTGAGGTTGTACCACAAGCTAAAGCTTCTAATGGGGTCAATCCAAAACCTTCACCCCTTGAAGGAAAGACAAAACAGTCTGTTTTATACAATAAATCTCTTAGATTCTGCTGGGGTACGCTCCCTGTAATTATCTCTACATTAGGATATTCACTTCGGAGGATAGGGAAAGGTAATTTATTGACGACTGTTTTTAGGATGAGTTTAACATCTTCTTGTTTACCAAATTCTTCTACAAAAGCTCCAAATAATATATCCCAACCTTTTCTCTGGTCAAACGCATTGTACATGGAAAAAGTAAAGATACCATCATCTTGTTTTTCTTTATAGAAAAAATTAGTAGGATTATATCCCAAGGGTATCACTTCTGTTTCAATTCCTCTGCTAGCAAAGGCTTCTTGGCAAAAATGACTAGGTACGAATATCTTATCTGTTTTCTTGAGATATGGAATCCAAGCGGGGTCTATCATAGTTGATTCAAACATTGAATACAGAACTTTCTTCTTGGTTTGTAGGCTCTCTATGGGGTGTGGGTATGAGTAAACGATTCCAACTTCCTGTCCTGTATAAACATTAGATACTGGGATTCCTGCATCTTCTAAGGCCTCTATTAGTGGTTTAGTAGACTGTCCATAGCCATGTGGATTCTCGCTATTCTTTCTAAAAAATATTCCTCTACCATTAGTATCTAGTATAGGCCTGTTTCTTTCTCTATAAAACTCTCTTTGCTCTTCCTCTGTAGCGACGAGAAAGTCCTTGTGTGTGATTAGATATTCAATTCTTTCCTGACCCTCTACTTCAACGAGTCTTCCTCGGGGGTTCTTGAGTAAAGCCATTCCCTAATATACTCATTTTATATAGAAAACACAATAGGGGCTTTTACACCCCTATTCTGCGGCGAAACCATTAAACTACTTTAAAGATTTACATCAAATAGTAATTCAGGTCTTATTGTTTCTATTCCATAAAGGACATCGAGAGTAACCTGTCTGCCTAATGCATTTGCATCATAGCTAGAAGTTATTCTTATAGATATTCCACTTTCAGGATCTGTTACAACTGACTGAGAAACTCCCTCACCATCACCATCGGTTGGTAATGATCTCATTACGAGTGCAATTGCATCTTTAGTATAAGCAAGGTTATGCTCTACAGCAGGAGAACCTGCACTTACAACTAATTGAGACTCAAATAGAGGAACGCCAAACATATCACCAAGTCTACCGTCTTGAATAGCAGAAGCACTTCCGTATTCATTTGCTTTAGTAAACTTATCAACACCTAGAAGGGCGTTTGTTAAAGTTGGGCTTCCATATAAATATCGAGGCTCCATCATAGGAACTTTTGCATCAACAAAAGCTTTTCTAATTTCTAACATAGATGCTTCAATTGTTGCATCTGTAGAATCATCAAAAGTGATGTCATCTCCAGCATTTACATACTCTCCAGCTAAATCTCCTTCAATTTCCTCGGCTAATTTAATCATAGCTTCTCTTAGATATAATCCTCTTATATCTTGGTTTGCTTCTGCTCTTGCTACATCCTCAACTAAGAATGTTACTTCTTTATGAGAATCAAGAACTACAGAAACTTCATCGTCAGCAGGTGCTTGTCTTGTAACATTAAAGTTTGTTACTTTAGAGTTTACAGATAATGTACCTGTCTTTGGGATATGAATTGTATCGCCAAATCTTGCCACTGTACTATCAAAATCCCTTCTTACTGTTTTAGCAAGATTGATATAATTTCTCAAGTAGCCGATAGCTTCATTTGCCCATAATTCTGGGATGAAACTGTCAACCTGTGTGGCGTTTATTGAACTATAGTCTGCCATTATTCTTAAAATCAAAATTATCTACTATAATCGATACGACCCTCTTTCTGCCATTGTTCAATTTTGTCTTTGTTTTCTGTATACCACTTATTCTCTTTAGCTTTTGTTCTTAGTTCAGATTTAGTAATAACAAAATCTCCACTTTGGTTTCCAGTTGTCGTGTTAGAATTGGCTCCAATATTAACTGAGCTGTTAGTACTGTTTCCCTCTCCAACCAAATAAGGTTTATCG